CCCATTCTCTATCCCACACATTAATTCCAACAGCTACTCCATTATATATACGATTATGCCTAATAAATGCTAAAGCTGACATAAAATACATACGGAAAAGAATTGTAAAATGCATTGGTCCATTAGATATAACTCTTGTTTTGCCGACGTTGACTTTCTCTATTGGGCGACGCTCATCTTTCAAAGTGTCTATCCAGAGTACATCAATCGGTTCCGAAGCTGCGCACTTCCGTTCCATCTCGAGAACATCTTCGCGCAGTTTCTTGGCTTCTTCAGTGTCGAATTCCCATTCGTCAGTACCCATCCAGTTCGTTTTCCCTTTCTTGCTTCGATTCTTCTTCTGCAATACGTAGGGGTAACCTGGTGAGGTCGTGCGATTTATGGGTTGGAACAATTCGTTGCCTTCGATACCGCGCACTGCTTCTTCGTAGTCAAGTTTCCGGATCTCAGGTGGGCGATCTTTAAAAACGGTCTTGCATATGTTGGACACATCGCGGACCGCTGCGTCCAGTATATGGGTCGGGACAAATCCGCAAATTTTCCCTGCTTTCTTCGCTCCTTCCACGAGCGGATCCCACATTACCTCCTGACCATCAATTTGCAGCGCACGGGGCACTAGCAATGCGGGTTTGGTTATTGGTTTGGATAGCATGCCATGCATCCTGGACGGGATAATGGTAGTCTTGCTGGACAATGGTATTTGTTCGGGCATCCTCCCAAGATGGATCACACCGGTATCGAGTGGAGTCCCTTCATTCTCTACAACCATATCAAGTCCGCGAACACACTGCGCAGTAGCTGGGAAAACTGCGACCGCATCCATCAATTCCTCACGCAAGACTATTTGTGCATAGTTGAATCCAGATGATGATCCGCTCACATGAATCCCTAGGATTCTGCCAGTTACACAGTCACTGTTCACAGACAGGATCTTGCCGCAATCGCCAGGTTTTGTCGGGATGGTGTATGCAACCACCGAGCTCGCTGTGATGGGGTGGTAAGAACTACCAGCATCAAGCGTGTAGTGGTGCACTTTCTCCTCCAAGATGTCTGCTGGGCCTGCACTAGACACAGCGGACACAAGCTCATGGTCGTAATTGAGTCCAGACAACGTGACATCAATCTTTCTGTCAAACAACTTACCGATCTCATTCATCCCCACGAAATGCGGGATGATGTTTTTCCCCCTGATGAAATTGGGGATATCGAACAGCATTGCGTCACGGGGCGCGTCGTCTCCTTCAAGTAGGACAATTGTCCCAAAGAATTCCAAATACGGCTTGTCGATTACAACTTTGTTGTTTTCACAATGGACCAACCGTATTGACGTGGGTTTAGTTGCGAGAAAGAAGGTGTGGAAATGTGCTGGCATCAGGAAAATTGAGCCAACGACGTTGGTGATGGTTCCACAAACATGTGTACTGTGGTCAGCGTAACGCACCTGTAGCACGTACTGTTGTTTACGCACTTTCGCTATGACAT